GAGTACTAGGCGACTCCAATGAAATACATTTGATTAAATTCGATGAAGAAAAGAACTCGTTTAAAATATTTATCATCAACGATAAATTAGAGGTAGTGCTTTGGAAAGAATTTAATTCTACAATACCGGTATCGGTCGAATACAATATTAATATCTAATGAAATCCCCATTTTACTTTATTGCAAAGCCCGTAAATGGCAAAAGGTACGACAACACAAAAGACATTGGTGGCATAGAGCTGATAGTAAGCACGTCAGAGGAGGACCACAAGTTCTCCAATAGATTTGCTGAAGTAATAGAAACTCCGCTAGGATACGAAGGGCCTGTGGAAATTGGAGACACCCTGCTCGTTCACCACAATGTCTTTAAGTTTTACAATGACATGAAGGGTCGTCAAAAGAGTGGCAAGTCATTCTTTAAAGATGACCTTTTCTTTATTGAGCCCGACCAATTCTTCATGTATAAAAGCAATGGAGAATGGAATGCTTACGATAGGTACTGCTTTGTAAAGCCAATTAAAGCAACTGAAAGCTATATCAAAAAGCCTTTCAGTGAAGAGCCACTCATGGGGATTATGAAGTACCCGAATAAATACCTTTCAACGCAAGGCATAAAATCCGGGGACATGGTCTGCTTTAGCCCTGATAGTGAGTACGAGTTTACTGTTGATGAAGAAAAACTTTACAGAATTTTTGACCATCAGATAACAATTAAACTATGAATTTACTATCTTTTGACAACGTACTTCAAGACCCCACATATTATGTATCAGAAATTTATTCATATGGATTTCAGGACGTGGCAGATGGACAGCACATATTCAGAAACATACAACCTAGAGGAAGTCACGATGACTTTGCCAAATATGTATCTAAATTATTTCCTGACTATAAGGTAGAGTTTAATTTTGTAAGGAGGTCTCCATTAAATCAGGAGGAGCCAAACTTTATCCATAGCGATGAAATGATGGGAGACATCACTTGCATCCTGTACTTGAATGAGATGTGTCCAGTTGATGATGGTACTACAATCTATGACCAAGACAATAACCCATTGGTTGTAGTGTACTCAAAGTTTAATAGAATGATTGCTTTTAATTCTGATTCACTACACTCCAGAAATTTGTTTGAAAACTTTGGAGAAGGTGAGTCAGCTAGATTAATTCAGGTTGCGTTTTTAAAGTACAAGAAATGAAAGACGTGAAAGAAATTAAGCTTAGAATTATTAATGCAGGCTACAAGGCAGTAGACGAATTGATTAAGGTAGCCGAAGAGAGTGTAGTTAAGAGTGGAGATGTAGAAGGTGAGCTTGCTGCAGACAGGTTAAAGAATGCAGCGGCTACAAAAAAGTTAGCAATATTTGATGCGTTTGAGATTCTCAACAGAATAGAGTCAGAGAAAGAAAGCTTAGAGGCGATAGACAAGGGGATAAGTAGAACTGATACTAAACAAGGGTTTGCAGAGCGAAGGTCAAAGCAGTAGTCTGTGTAGGGTAGTAAAGGATTATATTCCTCCTGCAGTAATCTCTAACAAGAATAGAGTGATGTCGTGGCTGTACGGGTATAACGAGCAGTACGATGTTGTTGTTATTTCTAAGAACGGGAAGATAGGGGATGTGGTAGAGATATCAGGTTTGAAAATTGCTTTGCCTATTGCTCCAGAGAAGTGTCATCAAAGACACACATCTAAAGCCGAGCAGCATTGGGAGAGAGAAGATATACCTAAGGAGTTGGCTAAGATTCAATCTATATTCCAATGGAACGATAAGCCAAAGGAGTTTAAGGATAGATGGGTAGATTACATCGAGCGAGAGTTTGACCGCAGAGAGCAAGGTTTTTGGTTTATGAACAATGGTGTGAAGACCTATATTACGGGCTCACACTATATGTATCTACAATGGTCTAGCATTGACGTAGGATATCCTGACTTCCGTGAGGCCAATAGAATCTACTGGATATTTTGGGAGGCCTGTCGTGCAGACCCAAGGTCATTTGGTATGATATACCTAAAGATTAGACGTTCAGGATTCTCATTCATGTCATCATCTGAATGCGTCAACATAGGCACGCTTGCACGTGATGCACGTATTGGCATCTTGTCTAAGACTGGAGCCGATGCAAAGAAAATGTTTACCGATAAGGTGGTCCCAATTAATAGTAGGCTACCATTCTTCTTTAAGCCTATCATGGACGGTATGGACAAGCCAAAGACAGAGTTGGCATTTCGTGTTCCTGCATCTAAGATTACTAAGAAGAATATGTATGAATCAGATGATGCAGATATTGATGGACTCGATACTACTATTGACTGGAAGAATACTGAAGACAACTCATACGATGGTGAGAAGCTATTGTTCTTGGCGCACGATGAAAGCGGTAAGTGGACAAAGCCTGTAAACATCAAGGAGAATTGGCGTGTAACAAAAACCTGTTTACGTTTGGGTAGTAAGATTATTGGCAAGTGCATGATGGGTTCTACATCAAATGCCTTGAATAAAGGTGGGCAGAACTTCAAGGATATTTATGAGGAGTCAAACGTAAAGATTCGTAATGCCAACGGCCAGACGAAAAGTGGGATGTACGCCATATTTATTCCAATGGAATGGAACATGGAAGGATTTATAGACTTATATGGCCATCCCGTATTTAATAAACCGAATGAACCTATAAAGGGAGTTGATGGCAATTGGATTAAAAATGGTGCTATAGATTATTGGGAGGCGGAAGTTGATTCATTGAAGAGCGACCCAGACGCACTGAATGAATTCTATCGTCAGTTTCCACGTACAGAGTCTCACGCATTCCGTGATGAGAGCAAATCATCTATCTTTAACCTGACCAAGATATATCAGCAGATAGACTACAATGACTCCATGATTAAGGAGCACTACATTACAAGGGGTTCCTTCTCTTGGAAGGATGGCATTAAAGACACTGAAGTAATTTGGACCCCTGATAATAGAGGGAGATTTTCAATTAGCTGGTTCCCACCAAAACATCTACACAATAATGTGCACATTCGTAATGGAATTAAATATCCCGGAAATGAACATATTGGGTCATTTGGATGTGATTCATACGATATATCTGCTGTGGTTGGCGGACGTGGTTCTAACGGAGCGTTACATGGAATGACTAAATTCCACATGGATGACGCTCCAGCAAATGAGTTTTTTCTAGAGTACATCGCAAGACCACAGACTGCTGAGATATTTTTCGAAGAAGTTCTGATGGCTTGTGTGTTTTATGGGATGCCAATCTTGGTTGAAAACAATAAGCCAAGATTATTGTATCACTTAAAAAATAGAGGGTACAGAGGTTTTTCTATTAACAGACCGGACAAACAGTTTGCTAAATTGACCAAGACTGAACGAGAGTTAGGCGGAATACCAAACTCATCAGAAGATGTTAAGCAAGCTCACGCTTCAGCGATAGAGTCGTATATCGAGAAATTTGTTGGTCTTGATTTAGAAGGGAAGTACAGAGATGCAGACCTTATGGGGACTATGCCATTTACAAGAACGCTTGAAGATTGGGCTAAATTTGATATAAATGACCGAACAAAGTTTGATGCTTGTATTAGTTCAGGGCTTGCAATAATGGCCAATCAGAAGCACCTGTACGTGCCTGAAAAAAAAGAATCGAAATTAATTATTAACTTCGCTAAATATAAGAACGAAGGGACAATAAGTCAATTGGACAAATGAAGAATATAACAATCCAAATTAATTCGGTATCGTTTCCTAGCCAATTGGCCACGGATGCTGAAAAAGCATCGGATACCTTTGGTCTACAAGTTGGTCAAGCTATACAATATGAATGGTTTAGAAAAGATGGTAACTCTTGTAGATACTATGGACAATGGCAAGGCTTCAGAAGATTAAGACTATATGCTCGTGGAGAGCAGCCCATAGGTAAATATAAAAATGAATTAGCTATTGACGGAGACTTGTCTTATCTAAACTTAGACTGGACTCCAGTTCCTATTCTCCCTAAGTTTATTGACATTGTTGTTAATGGTATGTCTGACCGACTATTCAAGGTTAAGGCATACGCTCAGGATGCAATGTCTCAGGCAAAGCGTAGTAAGTATCAGGATATGATTGAGAGCCAGATGGTGGCCAAGCCTGTACTTGAGATTATTCAGGAAGAGACTGGAGCAAATCCTTTTGTTATGAATCCCGATGACCTTCCTCAAACTGATGAGGAGTTGTCACTATATATGCAGCTTAACTATAAGCCTGCAATTGAGATAGCTGAAGAAGAAGCTGTCAACACTATCTTTGATGAGAATCATTACGATGATACCAGAAAAAGATTGAACTATGATTTAACTGTAATTGGTATAGGTGTCGCTAAGCATGAGTTTCTTCAGGGTGAAGGCGTAAAGATTTCTTACGTAGACCCTGCCAATATTATTTATAGCTACACCGAGGACCCATTCTTTAAGGACTGTTTTTATTGGGGAGAAATTAAAACTCTTCCAATATCTGAGTTAATGAAGATTGACCAATCGCTTACAAAAGAAGACCTACAAGAGATTACTCAGTACAGCCAATCTTGGTATGACTATTACAATGTGGCTCAGTTCTATGAAAACAGCTTGTTCTACAGGGACACTTGCACGTTGCTTTACTTTAATTACAAGACCACCAAGAAGATTGTTTACAAGAAAAAGAATCTTGAAGGCGGTGGCTCTAGAGTAATTGAGAAGGATGAGAACTTTAACCCGCCAACAGAAATGATGGAGGAGGGCAACTTTGAAAAGATTGAGAAGACTATTGACGTATGGTACGAAGGTATCATGGTTATGGGTACCAACATTCTTTTGCAATGGAAGATGTCTGAGAATATGGTTCGTCCAAAGTCAGCATCGCAACACGCATTACCAAACTATGTGGCTTGTGCTCCTCGTATGTATAAGGGAGTAATTGAGTCTCTGTGCAGAAGGATGATTCCATTTGCCGACTTGATTCAAATCACCCACTTAAAGCTACAGCAGGTTATTGCACGTACAGTGCCCGATGGTGTGTTCATTGATGCCGATGGTCTTAATGAGATTGACTTGGGCACAGGCAACGCCTACAATCCTGAGGATGCGTTGAGACTATACTTCCAAACAGGTAGTGTTATCGGACGTAGCTACACTCAGGATGGAGACTTTAACAATGCTAGGGTTCCTATCCAGCAGCTTAGCTCCAACTCAGGAGCTGGCAAGACTCAGATGCTAATCACCAATATGAATCACTATATTGATATGATTCGTTCTGTTACCGGTCTCAACGAAGCTAGAGATGGCTCTATGCCTGACCCTAACTCTTTGGTTGGCCTACAGAAACTAGCAGCACTTAACTCTAACACAGCTACACGTCACATACTTGATGGTAGCTTGTACCTTTACAGGTCCTTGTCAGAGGCACTGACATATAGAGTTGCTGACATATTAGAGTACTCTGACTTTGCTGACGAATTTGCCAATCAAATAGGTAAGTATAATGTCTCTATCCTAAATGAGATTAAAGACCTATACATTTATGACTTTGGTATCTTTATTGAGGTTTCTCCTGATGAAGAGCAAAGAGCTCAGCTTGAAGCAAACATTCAAATGGCTTTGTCTAAAGGAGACATTAACCTTGAGGATGCTATTGACATTAGAGAGCTAAAGAATCTGAAGCTTGCGAATCAGTTGCTTAAACTAAAAAGAGTAAAGAAGCAAGAGCGAGAGGAGAAGATGCAGATGCAACAGCAGGCTATGGTTGCTCAGCAGCAGATGCAGGCCCAGCAATTGGCATCAGAAACTGCTATGCAGAAGATACAACTTGAGACTCAAGCAAAGATGCAAATCAAACAAGCTGAGATAGCTTTTGATATTGAGAAGGGTAAGAATGAGGCTATGCTTAAATCTCAGCTGATGAGAGAAGAGTTTGAGTACAATCTTCAGCTTAGAAGCATGGACGTTACAAGCCTGACAGACAGAGAAAAAATGAAGGAGGATGCTAAAGCTAAAAGAATTAGCCAGCAGAACACCGAGCAATCTAAATTAATTAATCAAAGAAAGAACAACCTTCCTCCTTTGAGTTTTGAATCAAATGAAGACAGCTTAGATGGCTTTGATTTAGCTGAATTTGAGCCTCGATAAAATGTTAAAATAATTAATTAAGTTTGTACAAATAAAATCTAATAAAATGGAAATCAAAGTAAGGTCACTAGACGTCATTGAACCGAAGAGTGTTCAAGAGGTAGAAAACGAGTTGATTGAAAAACACGAGCAGTCATTAGAAAGTAATGAAGGCTCTATTGAAGAGCCTGAGCCTGCAGAGTTTAACTTTAAAGACGAAGACGTTCTTTCATATATTGGTAAAAGGTACAATAAGCAGATTAACTCATTGGATGATTTGGTTGCTGAGCGTAAAGACTCAGAGCCATTGCCAGAAGATGTGTCTGCTTATTTAAAGTATAAAAAAGAAACAGGTAGAGGCTTCGAAGATTTCTTGCAATTGAATAAGGATTTCGATTCAATGGATTCAGAAGAGCTACTAAGAAGCTATCTCACATCTACTCAAGAAGGATTAGACAGTGAGGATATTGAGGCTTTGATGGATGACTATTCATTCGATGAAGATTTGGATGATGAGTCTACTGTTAAGAAAGCTAAGATAGCTAGGAAAAAAATTATTGCTGAGGCTAAGAAATACTTCAACAATCAGAAGGAAAAATATAAAGTCCCGCTTGAGTCAAGTATGGGCTTTGTTTCCGATGAAGAGAAGGAGTTGTATGATAGCTATAAACAATATATTAGTGAGGCGAAAACTATAGAGGAGGAGACTAATCGAAAGCGTAAATGGTTTGACCAAAAGACAGATGAGGTCTTTAGTAAAGACTTCAAGGGATTTGAGTTCAACATTAACGACAAGAGAATTGCGTTTGCTCCGGGTGATGCCAATGAGTTGAAAAGAATGCAGGCTACTCCTCAGAACTTTATTAATAAGTTCTTGGATGAAAACGGCATGATTAAAGACGCATCGGGATACCACAGGTCATTAGCCATGGCAATGAATCCTGAGAAGTTTGCCAAGTTCTTTTATGAGCAAGGTATGTCAGATGCTACTGACGATGTTACTCGTAAAATTAAGAACATTAATATGACGGAGCGTAGAGCTCCTGAAATAGGGCAGCCAACAGGAGGAATGCAGGTGAGAGCGGTAAACCCTGACTCAGGTAAAAACCTCAGAATCCGCAGCGCAAAAAAAATGTAAAAACTAAAAACTAAAAAACAATGGCAGGTCAATTATTAAGCAATCCTACCTTCCAACTTCAGCCGAGTGCTGAACAGGTGGCATTGCAAACAAACTACATTACCAACTTCAACTTCTTGAACCAGTATCTTCCTGATACTTACGAGAAAGAATTTGAGCGTTATGGTAATAGAACTATCGCATCTTTCCTACGTATGGTAGGCGCTGAGATGCCTTCTAACTCTGACCAGATTAAGTGGGCAGAACAAGGTCGTTTGCACATTAAGTACACCAACTGTACTTCAGCAGCAGCATTGGCAGCAAACACTGCTACTTTCACTGTAGCTGACTCAGGTGTTACTTACATTGCAATCCGTGTAGGTCAGACTGTAATGATTCAGAACAACGCTTCAGGTGTATTCAACAAAGCAATCGTAACTGCAGTACCTTCTGCAACTACTTTCACTGTTGCTTACTACGAAGCTGCTGGTCAAGCTTTCGCTGTTTCTACTCAGTGTACTGTATTCATCTACGGTTCTGAATTTAAGAAAGGTACTAACGGAATGGTTGGTTCTTTGGAAGCTGAAGATGAAATCTTCTCTAACAACCCTATTATCATCAAAGATAAGTATGCGGTTAACGGTTCTGACATGGCTCAAATCGGTTGGGTTGAAGTAACTACTGAGAACGGTGCTACTGGATACCTTTGGTATTTGAAGTCTGAGCACGAGACTCGTCTACGTTTCGAAGATTATCTTGAGACTGCAATGATTGAAGCAGTTCCTGCAGCTACAGGTTCAGGTGCTAAGACTGCTGGAATGATGGGTTCTGAAGGTATCTTCTATGTTGTTAACAACAGAGGTAACGTATGGGGAGCTGGTACTCCAACTACTCTTCCTGATTGGGATTCTATCGTATCTCGACTTGACAAGCAGGGAGCTATTGAAGAGAACGTAGTGTTCGTTAATCGTGGCCTTAGCTTCGACATCGACAATATGTTGGCTACCTTGAACGGATACAATGGAGCTAACGCTGCAGGTGCTGCATCTTATGGTCTATTTGACAACGATGTTGACATGGCGTTGAACCTTGGATTCACTGGATTCCGTAGAGGTTATGACTTCTACAAGTCTGACTGGAAGTACTTGAACGACCCAACTATGCGTGGTGGTTTGAACCAAACTGCAGCTACTGCAACTGGTACTATCACAGGCTTGATGGTTCCTGCAGGTTCTACTTCAGTGTATGACCAAATCATGGGTAAGAACGCTAAGCGTCCATTCTTGCACGTACGTTACAGAGCTTCTGAAGCTGAAGACAGACGTTACAAGACTTGGATTACAGGTTCTGCCGGTGGTGCCGCTACGAGCGACCTTGATGCAATGGAGGTTAACTTCCTATCTGAGCGTTGTGTATGTACCCTTGGTGCAAACAACTTCGTATTGTTCAGATTCGGTTGATAATAAATAAAGGGAGGGTGTCTTTAGGGACACTCT